CCCTTATCATAACATTGCTCATCCTCTTGGTCATTAAACTCTGTAATTTTTATCATACTATCGTCTTCTGTATTAATTACATAATACGTTTCACCTATTTTAGTCCTCTCATATCCAGTCTTAGGCTTGTCCGTAACCAAACCTAATATTTTAGCCTGTTCTTCTGATATTTCGGCTTTAATACTCTTTCCATTTGCATTAATTGTTACCTGCATTGTTATTCCTCCGTATTATTCACAGGGCTTTGCTCGTATCGGATAATATTCCGAACTCTTTTCATAATATCCTCAATCTCATTTCCTATCTCAAATTGTTTGCATGTATCAATTAAATCTATACCTCTGGCTAAATCCAAGGCACCGAGCATTTTTACATAGCGAAATTCCGCCTCTTCGATGTTTATTGCTCTTTTTAAATCGTACTTTGCATTGTCTATATAGTTATAAAACCTCTTTATTTGGCTTTCGCGTTTCTTTTCTTTAATCTTCTTTATCAGTCCCATTATTTTCACACTTCCTTCTTTTTCTGTCTTGTGCAATCACTTTAAACAATATTCTTTGTTCACAACGTGACGTTTCATCATCAAACAATCCCAAATAATGTTTGATTAATTCTATAAGTGAAATTCTCACTTCGTTTTTGTGTCCGTTGACGTATATTGAAACTTCAAACGGTATTTTCTCACCGTGATTAATTCCCGTAGCCATTATCACGGCATTTCATCAAAATTCATACCCATCGCCAGTTGTCCGGCAAGTCTTTTATAATCGTTTGTCATTTTTTTATTCCTCCTATTCAAGATTTGTTATATTGCATTTCACCGTACCATCATCATATTTTTTTGTTTCAAGTATTGCATTGGCGTTCTCACCAACCTTCTCCACATATTTTGTATATGTATCAATGCCATAAAAGGCATATGCATTACCCTCATACTCAACCATAATTTTATATACCGCAGGGTGAGTAATCATGGTTATACTCTTACCACAATTTACAGGTGTTACATATGCACTTCTGTAATATTTATCTATGACTTTGACTTCTACTGTTGAAGTTTCGGTGCTAATACACTTTGCACAGCTTGTCAATATAAATATCAATGTCATTGCAACCAACATTGATATAATCTGCTTAATATATTTCATCTACTTACTCCTCCATTTCTTCATTTTTCAGCCTTACTTTTTCAATCGGCACAATAATTACTGCGTGTTTGGTTTTGTCCAACAGTTCAAGTGAATATTTCAAAAATCCTCTCGGGTCTTTTCTTGCGATACACGCATTAAGGATAAACGGTGTCGGTTCGGGGATATTATAAAAATCCGAATAATAAACCGTTTTATTAAGATTTTGTTTTACTTCAAGAATATCCATATCACAAATCCTCAATGCTTATAAATATGCCCGTCTGCTCCGCCCAAAACTTTTCTGTTATTTCACTTGCCACAAGTGCGTCATCTTTCCAAAATCCTACTTCCGTCATAACGTCTTTAAGCATTTTTTGTAAGTTATCCGTATCGGGTTTTGTTGCCTTATACTCACCGTCCGAATGTTTGCCTTTAGGGAAGCACCACTTTGTTACCAATCGCACAGGCTTTTCAAACATCTTTTTAGGTGCGTAATGTGAAAGGTGTGCCGCAAGTTTTTCTCTTACCGCTTTAACTTCCGGCGGTTCATAAAATACCGGCTTACCTTTTACGACTGCAACCTTTTTTTCTTGATACGTTTTTGTCGGCGGTATCATTGCCATAAAAAATTGTATTTTCATTTTCTCACTTCCATTTATTTACTTTGTGTCTGTTCTGAAATTTTTGCTTTGTCAGTCAGTAAGGGGAAGGAGTTGTTGTGCGTAAGCTGTCGCACAACTACTTCCCCCTGACCTTAGGGAAAGGGAAACCTTTATATATACGTAGTATATATAGTTTGTCTGTCCCTACGGTCAAAGTCGATTTTGTCCCGAATTGTCTGTCCTTAAAGACACAATGACATTTTTCGATTTTGACCTCACAATCGAGACAGGACAGTTTTCCTATTTGTCTCTCTTATTTCTTACCGATTTGACCCTCATCAATCCAAAATCCGCCGTGTTCTTTCAGTCGTCTTCTGACTGTTTTTTCCGACACTCCCATATATTCTGCCATTGCTTTTACTGTCACTTTATCATCAATTCCGCACGCCTCGAATGCTGTTTCAAGGGAATTTTTACGTTCGTTTTTACGTTCTGCGTCTGTTTTCTTTTTAGAAAAATTCTTCTTCCACGTCGGCATTCCGTCATCAACCGCAATATCTTTCAGCACACCGATATTATCAATATTATGAACAGGATATTTAAACCACAGGTTTACAGGCGCAAACTTTGGGAACTCTCTAAGCGTACCCTCTATACGCCACGCACTCCGGCTTTCAACCGTTTTTCTTGCCTTACCTACATCTTCTATAACGCACTCGTAAGCGTCGTTTTCAAGGTATTCTCGACACAATGCAAGCATTTGAGTTTCACTGCACAAATCGTCTTGTGACGCATGATACAGTTTATCGTATTTATACAACCAACCCTCACATACTTTACATATTGCCTTATTCTTTTCCTGTTTTAATATATCGTCGTTCAATTCAAGTTCTACAAGGTCGATAAGTGCGTCTGGATCACGTGCAAACACACCCGAACCCGAAGCTCTGTCCATACTTCTTTTACCGCCTTGAGCACCTTTACTGTGATGATGACAATATATCACCGCACAGCCGAGTTCTGTACACACTTTATCAAACTGATTACAAAAATGCGCCATTTGGTCTGCACTGTTTTCGTCGCCTGTTATAACCTTATATATAGGGTCAATTATAATCGCTATATAATTCTTTTTACTTGCTCTGCGTATAAGCTTTGGAGCAAGCTTGTCCATCGGCACACTGCGTCCTCTTAAGTTCCATATATCTATGTTGGATAAGTTGTTTGGTGTTATGCCGAGTGCGGTATAAACGTCTTTAAAACGGTGCAGACAACTTGCTCTGTCGAGTTCAAGATTAACATACATCACTCTGCCTTGTGTACAGTTCCATTCAAGCCATTTCTTTCCTTCTGCAATGGCACAGCACAATTCTATAAGTGCATATGATTTACCTGCCTTTGACGGTCCTGCTATAAGCATTTTATGTCCCTGTCTTAATACACCGTCAATAAGCGGCGGTGCAAGTTCGGGCAAATTATCCCACACATCAGCCATACTTTCGGGATCGGGCAAGTCGTCATTAACGCTTTCTATCCATTCTCGCCACTCATTCCAATTTTCTTTGCCTATATTGGTATCAAGCAAATATTGTTTTTTACCGTTACGCATTACACCCGGCATACGCGATAATCTTGACGGATTTCTATTTTGAATATCAAGTTTCAATCCGTTTTTATTACACACGTTATACAGATAATCAACACGTTTTTTATATTCTTCATACGTTGACGCGTCGATTTTTACTATTGCGTGCAGGCTCTTTTTGCCACTGTAAACGAGTGCCGCAACAGGCAATTCCAATTCTGTTATAATGGCTTTTTGTGCCGAAATGTCCATTGTATCGGATTCGACAAGTGCATATCTGAACTCTGTTACATTCTCATTTTTTACGCCCTTACCGTCAAGAGGGTTAAACCTTATCCACGCCCCGACTTCGCTGTTATAATCGCCGAGTACACTGCCTATATCGCCTTTGCATTGGTACAGTTCCTTTATAAGCTGACCTGCCGTTCTGTCGTAACAGCCTTTTGACGGCAAGAATTTTCCGTCATGTTCCCAACTTTCCGTAACATAACCTACGTTTTCGTCCGGTTCAAAAAGTGTTTCAAGGTATGTAATAATCTGTTCTGTCGGATTCCATTGTTCGGGAATATGTATCTCACTGCGTTCAAGCCAGTTCCTGTCTACTACGACAAGTTCGTCTTTAGAACCTATTTCACTGTCCCAATCAAGCTCGGCTGATACATTTTCATAATGGTATCCGTTTTCTTTAGCCATTTGAATAATAGTTCCGGCAGTAACGGGAGCAGATGAGCCTTGAAATGTCGCCCACTTCTTTGCACATTCACCGCTATGGTAACGGTTTACGTCTTTCATACTCCACATATCCCAATCAGATACCGTATATCCCTCGTGTTTTAGTGCCATACCTACGTTTATCCACTCTTGATAACTGCAAGTTGACGGGTCAATATATTCAAGAATTTCTGTCAAATTATAATCGTTCATATCTTAATTCCTTTAATATTCGCTCGGATTTATCCCCGACGGCATTCGCCAACCGTTTGCGGCAATTCTGTCAATAAGATTTTTTGCTTTTTCAAACTCCCAAACACCGACGTGCTGAAAACCTCGACTTTCAAGAAAGCGTATTTGCTTTGGAGTTGTAAGTCCTGCCACACGTCTTTTCTCCAATCGTTCAAGCAGTTTGGTTGCCTTACCTGCGTTATCTATTTCATCAGGGAATATTCCGTATTTTTCAAGTACCTTTATTTGTTTGTCTGACGGAGGTGACATTTCCCAACCGAATGTCGGTACATATCCCGATAAATCTTCGGCTTGTATGCTCATTTCAAATTGCAGAGGATCAACCAATTTACGCTTACGTTTCTTCATTTCCGCAAGAAGATTTGCAAGTGCCTCTTCTCTTTGTGCAACTACATCTTCGCTTGCCTTTTCCTCTGCCTCTTCTATGTCAACAGGATAACCCGCATTTTCGATATTCTCCGTCATTTTTACGGCAACTTCTTCATTTTCGCAAATCAAATGTGCGGGGTGACACAGTTCGTGTCGTTCCGTATGCCATAAAAAATCGAGTAAAAGTAAGTGGTCCTTATTCGGTGCAAGTCTTGTTCCGCGTCCTACCATTTGACTGTACAAACTGCGTACTTTTGTAGGTCTTAATATGACAACGCAATCCACATCGGGACAATCCCAACCCTCTGTCAAAAGCATTGAATTGCACAACACATTATACTTATTGTTTTCAAAATCATTTAATATTTCTGCTCTTTCTTTGCTTTCGCCGTTTACTTCCGCCGCTTTAAAACCTTTTTCGTTCAGAATATCTCTAAACTTTTTACTCGTCTTTACAAGTGGCAGAAATACAACCGTTTTTCTGTTTTTGCAGTGTTTTGTCATCTCATCGGCTATCTGATACAAATACGGATCAAGTGCCGTACTTAAATCGCTTGATTTAAAGTCGCCCGCCTGTGTTCCCACTCCTGTTAGGTCAAGCTTTAACGGAATTGTCAGAGCCTTTATTGGACTTAAATATCCCTCTTTAATAGCTTTAGGAAGTGTATACTCATATGCAAGGCTTTCAAAAACCTGTCCGAGATTTTTCATATCGCCCCTGTCGGGTGTTGCCGTAACACCTAATACCTTTGCATCACAAAAATGGTCTAATACACGTCTGTAACTGTCGGATATGCAATGATGTGCCTCGTCTATTATAATGGTATCAAAGTAATTACTTTTGAATTGATTTAATCTTTTTTCACGCATTAGTGTTTGTACCGAACCTACAACTACTCTGTACCAACTTCCTATACAGCTTTCCTCTGCCTTTTCCGTTGCACAACCTAAGCCGGTTGTTTTCATAATCTTGTCAGACGCTTGTTCCAACAGTTCCCCACGATGTGCAAGTATTAAAACACGCTGACCTTTTCGCACACATTCTTCCGTTATTTTTGCAAAAACTATTGTTTTACCGCACCCTGTCGGAAGAACGAGCAATGTTTTATTACAGCCGTTCTCCCACTCGCGGAAAACGGCTGATTTAGCTTCATTTTGATATGGTCTTAATTCCATTTATGACACCGCCTTAAAAACTTCCCGGAGTAAATGACGACGCAGGTGATTGCGTTGGTTCGGCTTGTGTTCCTGTCGGCTCATAGAATTTTTTGATTTCATTGGATTTTAAGACTTCACCTGTCTTAGTGCTTGTATATTCATGTATACCGATTTTACATCTGCCTGTTGCTCCGACAACCGCACTCCAATTCATACGGCACTTTTCGCCATGCTTTCTCTGTCCTATTGCGGTAAAAAATGCACAAAGCATTCCCTCTGTTTTGGTATGTAAAAACAGGTTGTGTTTAATCGTACCTTGATTACCTTTGCCGTCTGCAACGTTTAATGTTATAATCGCTTTATTGCACGGCGGAAGTTTAGCACTTCCTTGATGTCTGCCACGCTCAAAGCCTGTTACCGTAAATTTATAATCACCGTCGGGCAATATTTGAAACTCATTGTCGTTTTCTATTTCATCATCCCAACCAAATTCTCTTTCTTCTGCCATTATTCGTTACCTCCTTGAAATACATTCTCATTTCTCATTTTCTTTATAATCTCAAATACTTGATTCCATGCTCCTACCAATACACCGTTGATAAAATCAGCGTCGTAATTTTCTATCGGTGTATCTTCGGGATAATATCCTTTATACGCAACTGCCTGTCTGATTTCTGCGTCTGTTACCTTATTAATCTGC